GCCAAGCCACAACAGCAGGAATACCTAAAAGATTTTTAAAGTCTTATGAAGAGATATGGAACGCTCCAAAGGGTTGGAAGTGGGAGCTTCAATGGGAAATAGACAATGTTTTATATGAGCATGGTACGGGAAGTAGTGGGGCTAGAGCAGCAGTCAATAGAGCTACCGCAAATAGACAGTCAACAGTTATAGGTCATTGTCATTCTTTTGGAGGAGTAAACTATATGGCTTCTCGTAATGATTTAATTTTTGGAATGAATGTAGGATGCGGCATAGATGTAGATGCTATGGCATTTTCTTATGGTAAAAACTTCCCTAAAAAGCCTACACTAGGCTGTGGAGTCGTTCTTGACGAGGGAAAAACAGCACTATTTATACCTATGGACTTAGGTAGTAGGATAGTTCATATATAAAGTTTTTTTAAATAAAAACAAAAAAACACTTGCGTATTTAATTTATTTATAGTATGTTTGCGGCTGTTATTAACCTATTAACAATCGCATGAATAAAGAGTCAATGTCGGAACTTATCCGAAAAGAAGTCCAAAGCTGCAACATTAAAGCAGAGCTACACAGAAAAAAAGAGGTTGAAAGAATTAACCTTAATGAAAGTGCAGAGCTTGACGCTAAGTGCGCAGAACTACACGAGTATTATTCAAATAAGCTAAGATATATTTCATTAGCAATAACCTTATTAAAATAATTATATTATGGCAGAAATTAAAAAAGAAACTAGAAAAGAAGCACTAGGAAGATTATTCAAGGCAAATGGTCTTGTTCAGGAGGATGTGTATAAAGACAAGCGTGGTTTTGTTATTATCACAAGGTCAGGTATTGATAAGATTATTAGCAACCGCAACATACAGCTAGAGTATGAGCCTATTGTAATGGAAAAAGATTGGGTTGTTTTAAGATGCGTAGCACTTATGACTAAAGGTAAGGAGATTGGTCAAACTAGAGTGGAGTCTTTTGGAGAGTCATCTAAGGAAAACACTATGGGTCTTGCAGGTAAGTTTCCTGTTGCTATGGCAGAGAAGAGGGCTAAGTCAAGAGCAGTATTGATGCTTACAGGTTTTTATGAGCAAGGGGTGTTTGGTCAAGACGAAATGTTATCTGAGGAATAATGAATTGGATAGACGACCTACTTAGTGATGAGCCAATTAGCTTAACGCAGATTGCTATAATAGAGGGGTTGCTAAGTAGGTGTCCCTATCCGCAAGAAAAGATAAGGGAAATAGAAACAGGATTACTAGAGATGTCAGAGGTGCAAGCATCAGAGCTTATATTTAAAATGAAGCAAGACGAGATACCAACAGACCCAAGAGAACAATTTAAAAGAATGTTTAAATAAAAAGATATGAATTATTGGACAACAAAAACAGGTCAAAAAATAGCAGTAGAAGATTTAGGTGATAAACACCTATTAAATATACTTAATATGCTTAAAAAGAATAATCCTAAAGGTTTGCGTTTTATGAGAATATCAGACTGTATAGAAGAAAATAGAGAACAACTAAATTTAATTTTAGGAGAAAATACATATATACAAAAACTCAAGTCTATTAGAGAAAAACTTCTAGATGATATGCTTGACCCTTATCATAATCCATTTAGCGGTGATATAGCTTCTGAAGAATGGGACAAAGCGATAATGGTTAGAACAGGTTGGGGTACAGGTCATCCTGAAACAGATATGTGGGCAGAAGAGTATTATGGAGATGATTTATATTATCAACCTTATTAGAGATATGGCAATAAAAAAACACGCACTTACAAAGACAGGAGCAATAGTTGCAATAACTAGAGCGCAGCTTAAAAAGATTAAAGAGCAAGGATTAAACCCTAATAGTAAAAGAGTTCAAGATAGTATGGGTATAAACAAAACTTTTGTTGATACATATATGGATTTACCTAACAGTAAAATCCAAGAGCTATACGAAAAAGAGTTTGAAATTAAATTAGAAATCGTAAAATAAAAAAAGATGGCAAAGAAAGCAAGAAATGAATTTGAAACCCTAATGAGAACATTAGGAGTAACCAAAAAAAGATTTGGTGAGATTACAGGAACTAAAGGAAGCACTATTGATAAGTATTTAGCAAACCCTAGTTTGTTAAGAGTAAAGCAGATATATTGCCTAACTGACGATGAAAGCGTAGGTAAATATGTAAGCACAGATGAGCTTTTCAAGATGGCAAACAGAAGTGATATTAACAATAAATAATTATTAAAATGGAATTATCAGGAACACTAGAAGCAAAGTACGAGACAAAAGAATTTGCAAGCGGATTTAAGAAAAGAGAGTTTGTAATTAACACAGGAGGAGACTATCCTCAAGCGATTAAGGTAGAGGCTCATAAGGACAATATTACAAAGCTAGACAGCATAAATGTTGGTGATAGCATTACTTGCTCCATAAACATTAACGGTAGGCTTTGGGAAGGAAACTACTATAACAATATTGTTGCTTGGAAGATTAACACAGGCGCATCTGCACCAAAGTCAACGCTCGTAGCAGCAGAGGAGGATGAAGACCTACCCTTTTAATGTTAGGCTGCTAATAGAAAGATTTAATTGTGAAATAATAAAATACTATGGATAGAGAATTGCTAAAACTAAAAACAATAATAGGTGTTCAGTTAAATGTACCTAAAAATGCGGTAGATAAAAAAACTAGAGAAGCAGAATATGTTAGAGCTAGAATTTTGTACGCTAATGTTTTGATGAATGAGTTAGACATACCTATTGGTAAAATGTCAAACTATATGGATAGAGATAGAAGTAGTTTTTATCACTATCAGAAACAACACAACAACGCATTAGATATGCCTAATTTTTACAAGGAGTATTTAGATGATTATCAAAGAGTTGTGGAAATGTTTTTAGGAAACTCAGATGTTGTCTTAAAGCGTTGGGAGATGGAGTTCGAGGAACTTCAAAAACAGCAGCTACAAATAAAAAGGAGGATGGAGCAGATGGAGAAGGAAATGGAAGAGGTTGCAAATGCCTAAGTTTGAAAGCGATAAGGACAGGGAAAGGCAGTACCTAGCGGCAAGAACATTTTGCTATGAATACGATTTATACCAAGAAGACATGGGTGAGTTTTCAGTTGTTGATTACTCTATTAAAAACAAAAAAGGTAAGATTGTAGCATATCTTGAGGTGAAGGGATGCCCTAACAAAAACTTATCATCTAGTGAAACTGTTATAGTAAGCATTAGAAAGATACAAAAATTACAGGAACATCAAGAGATGTCGGGTGTTCCTGTAATAATATCTTGGGCTTTTGAAGATGGTATTTGCTTTACTAAGTTGAGTAAAATTAAGGGTTCATTATTTATGGGGGAGAGGAAGGGAAGACCTGAAGCCGCACATGACAAAGAGCTTTTGTACGCAGGCAAAGTAAGCGAAATGAATGTATTAATGTACTAAATTTGCATATATCATAAATATTTTGTACTATTGCAAAGAATTAACCTAAACAATACAAAATGGCAAAACGAATGACTGATACGGACAAATGGAAGAAAAGATTTGTTCGTGAACTATCACCACAACACAAACTACTTTGGTTCTACATTCTTGACGACTGCAATCACGCAGGTATATGGGAGGTTGACCTAGAGGTAGCCTCAATAAGAGTTGGCTACGAACTTGTTTACGATATGCTTCCACAGGCTTTTCTTGACAAGATAGAGATATTTGATAATGGAGATAAATGGTTTATACCTGACTTTATTGACTTTCAATATGGTGAGCTAAACCCCAACTCTAATGTTCATAAGTCTGTAATACAGCTTTTAGAAAGATATAATCTTATGGGGTATATGAAGGGTTCACAAACCCTACCTGAAGGGGTTAAAGATAAAGATATAGTTATAGTTAAAGATAAGGCTAAAGCTAAAAGGTTTGTAAAGCCAAATGTTGAAAATATTATTGACTATTGTAACGAAAGAAACAACTATGTAGATGCTCAGAAGTTTTACGACTACTATTCATCTAACGGTTGGAAGGTAGGTAAAAACCCTATGAAGGATTGGAAGGCTGCTGTACGAACTTGGGAGAAGAATACAGAAGCACCAAGCAAAAGCAAAGTAGAACAATCTCTTAGCACTTGGCAAGAGGCAAGACAGATGATAAACAATGGATAAGACAAAGCAAATATGGTATAGGTTTAGCAACGAATTAGAGCAACTTAATGTTGAGTGTGTAGATTTACTAAGCAAGTGCTACATGATGCTAGGGCAAAGACCTGATACACAGCAGGTGGTTATGATGGCTAAGTTTCTTGTGGATGACTTGTCAAGGTTCTACGGGTCAATGGAGATGGAGGAGGTTGCGTTTGCTTTTGAGCAGGGCATAAGAAACTCTGAGAGTGGCGGGTTTATCAATGTTCGCTCTTGGAATCAATGGTTGAAAGAACACAAGGCTAAAACACAACTACAAAGACAGCAAAGGCTTGTAACTGATTATCAAAAGCATAGAGATAATGTAAATCAGATAGGCACTACTGTTAAGAAAGCAAAACAATTAAAACAAAAATAGATATGAAGAAAGGACAATTAAAACAGGAGGTGTGCAGGTCTTTAGGGATAATAAAGAAGCACATAGAGGAAAGCACTACCGATTATGATAGTGAGACCCTCAAGTATTTATTAAGCGAGGCTATGGCTTACTATGACCTATACCTGCTTAAAAAGGATAAGAATAAATTAGAAGCGCAAAAGCTTGAAAGTGAGCTGACCCCAAAGTATGAAGAGGGTATTAGAGCAAAGATAAGGGAATATTTAGACGAGTCTTGATGAAGGGGAAGTTTGAACTACCTAGAAACGCTAAGGAGTATTTAAAATCAATAGGAAGCTCTAAAATACATCAGGGCAACATAGATGATTTTGCACAGATACTAGACGCTTGGTATAGATACAGAACAAGGCATAGTGCGTTTGCGGGTCTCATAAGCCCTAATAGTATTGAAGAAATATATATTAAAAAAGATAGCTTAGGATTTTTAATAGATAAAAAGTAATGGAAACTATTGTACTAATTTTCTTGACACTTATTGTAATTTACCTTATATTTCAGCACAGATGTTTGTTGAGAGAGGTTGATGACCTATGTCTTCAGGTGGAAGCCTTGCGCTCAACCAATCTTGATTATTCCAAAAGAATTAAAAGACTAGAGAATGGCAGGCACATCATTGCAGATAAGCGAAGAAAAAGTACAAATTGCTATCGTAAACTACTTAAAAATGCAATATCCCGATGCGTTATTTACTGCAACAATGGGTGGTCAGTATCAAAAGCATCATTCACAAAGGCGAAGAGCAAAGGCAACAGGTTACTTGAGAGGGGTAAGCGACTTGCTTATATTCGAGCCGAAAGGTGGTTACTATGGATTATTTATAGAGTTAAAACGAGACAAGAAATCATATCCAACTGCCGAGCAAAAGCTCTTCATATCAAACGCATTACAGAGGGGATATTACTCAGTTTGCGCCAAAGGGTTTGATGAGTGCAAAGAAATAATAGATAAATACTTTAAAGAGGAGTTATGACAGAGCATAGTAAATACTACTACGAGTACGAAAGAAACATAGACACAAGCAAGCCTGTAAAGGAAAAGATAGATGTACCTAGCTACTACATAGGAAACAATGGCTACGAAGCTAGGAAAGTTATTAGCGGCTTTAATCTTTCCTATAATGTTGGAACTGCCACCACATATCTTTTACGCTGTGGCAAGAAAAAGGAAGAGGGGATGTCCGACATAGATAAGCACATTGAAGACATTGAGAAAGCTATGAACCATTTGAAGTTTGAATTAGAAATATTAAAAGATGAGCGTTAATCCATTTGAAAGAAAAGACAGAAGAGGAGGTGGCTATGCTAAAAGAAAGTTCACACTTCAGGAGGCAGAGGCTATAAGAGAAGAGTATAAGGAGGGAGGTATATCGCAAAACCAACTTGCAAGAAAGTATAATGTTTCTCAGCCAATTATAAATATGCTGATTAAACAAAAAACTTATATAAAATAATTTGCGTAATTAAAAATTATTTACTATGTTTGCAGGGCAAATGGGGATAACCACCCCGCCCCACTAGGGGGG